ATGAACCGTCGGCCCGCTGGATCACTTTACAGTACAGGGGGGGCTGGCCTACGGGTGGGTCGCGTCCCGGATATTTTCTTTTATAACCCAAATCGTTTCTAGTTCCATTTACATTACCATTTGCTGGTGTGAAATTATTTCTCCCTCTGTTATTCGTCCGGCGCCGTTTTGCCGGCGGTTGCTCGCGCCACCGATTAGGCGTGCGCGGGGACCGGTCCATTAGAATTATGAAACATTTAGTTTCGACTCCAAGAGTGTGGATACACTCTTGGGGCCGAAGCCCGCCCCGAAGGGCTGTTTGATTTCGCATTTTGCTTGAAAATTCCGTCTAGTTCGAGAAGGCCAGGCCACCCATGCCAGACTGGATGCGCAGGATGTTGTAGTTCACCGCGAACATCTTCTGGAGCAGGTTGGTCGTGCTGTTCTTGAGGTTGAAGAACACCTGGGCGTTATCAATACGCGAGAAGTTGCAGGTGCCCGTCGGCTGGTGCTCCTCCGGCTGCAGCGCGAAGGAGTACACGTAGATGCCCGGGTAGGGCGTGCCAGAGTGGTACACATACGGCTGGTACTGGTTGAAGTACTTGCCGATCTGCTCCTTGAAGCGATCCTGACCGTTCAGGATCAGCTTGAAGTCGCGCATCGGGCCCACCTCGATGGAGCCACCCGTCACACCCGTCGCCGAGCCAATGTTCAGACCCTCCTCGATCCAGCCGCAGGACGTGGCGGTGTTGGACGTCGTGACGGCGCCGGTGCCGCTCAGCACAACGTTAGAGGTGATCACCGGCGCGCCCATGTGGTGGGGCATCAGCACGCCCTGGGACAGAATCACGGAGGTGTTGGAGGTCACCTGCACGTTAGCGCAGCCAGTGGAGAAGTTCCACATGCCGTTCAGGTTGGAGGTGTTCGTCTGGCTGCCGTTCTGGTAGCACCAGATCAGCTCCTTCACCGGGTGGTTGAAGGACAGACGGACGGTGTTCTGGGCGCCCGACAGGGAGTCGCCACCGGTGTGCTGCACCTGCTCGATCAGGTACTCGTGGCCCTTCTGGGCGAAGCGGCGGCGCTCCTCAGTGTCCAGGTAGACGTAGTTGGCCCAGACCTCGAACGTCGGGCTGGAAGTGCCGAAGTAGCTGGAGAAGGTGCTGGTCAGGTCAAAGTCCAGGCGGACCTCGTGGTACTGCAGGGCAATCAGGGGCAGATACAGACCCGGGTTGCGGTTGAAGAAGAACAGAAGAGGCAGGTACACGTACGTCTTGTTCGTGGACAGATCCGCCGACGGGGAGGAGCCGGTCGTCATCTTGCCGTAGTTGATCTTGTCCGACTCGGACAGGAACACCTCAGCGTACAGGCGGAACCACGCCTGGTAGTGCTTGTCGATGCGCTGGCCGCCGATCGTCAGCTCCACAGCGGCGATCGCGCGCTCAGCCACCCAGCACTGGTCGAAGGCCGTGTTGGTCGACGTCAGCGTGTTGGCGGCGTTAGGGATCAGACCCACATACATGTTGCCGACCAGGTCGCCGTTGCGGGCGATCGTCACGGACACACGGCCGCTGTTGGAGGGGGTGCCGTTCACCGTCTGCTGGATGTTCTCCATCGCAAAGTTGGTGTGGCGCTTGTACACCGCCTGGAAGAAGGTCACCTTGGGCTGACCGGTCAGATAAACGTCCTGAGCGCCGTAAGCAACCAGTTGCATAAGGCCGCCTGCCATGATCGCGTTTGTAATATACCCCAAGAAAAAAATTTAGACTAGACAAAATTCGCATTTAGTTCGAGAAGACCAGACCACCCATACCCGACGCCACCTTGAGGACGTTGTAATTGACCGCGAACATCTTCTGGGAAAGGTTGGGGCCCATGCCCGACTTGAGGCTGACGGCCACCTGGGCCATGTCGATCCGGCTAAAGTTGCACGCGCCACTGGGCTGGAGTTCCTCAGGCTTGAGGGCGAAAGAGTATGTGTAAATACCGACGTACGGCGCCCCCGAGTGGTACTGGTACGGCTGGTACTGGTTAAAGTATTTACCGGGCTGCTCGATGAAGCGATCCGTGCCGTTCAGCATCAGCTTGAACTTGTGCAGAGGACCAACCTCGTAGCCAAAGACCGTGTTGGCCGTGCCGTAGTTGGGCAGGCCCGTCTCGATCCAGAACACGTTGCCAGTCTGGACGTTGGACTGGAGATTCACCGTACTGTCGAGCGTGCCATCGAACGAGTTGACGATGTACAAGTTGGACGAGAGCAGGGGCGGCGCAAACAGACGGGGCGCGCCCACCTGATTCGGCAGGAGGTTCGCGCCGTTCTGGGGGAGCTGCTGAGGATTCACAGTGACGTTCACATTGGCCGTGCTGGAGCTGAAGTTCCACATGGAGTTCAGGTTCGTGCTGGCGTTCAGCTGATTGTTCTGGTAGCACCAGATCAGCTCCTTGACTGGGTGGTTGAACTGTAGACGGATTATGCTCGGGGCGTTCTCCGAGCTCACGCCAACGGCGTCCGGGTTCACGTACTGGACCTGCTCGATCAGGTACTCGTGGGTGTTCTTTGCGAAACGCTCACGCTCGTTGGTGTCCAGGTACATGTAGTTGGCCCAGAGCTCGATGCCGTTCGTGCCGAAATAGCTCGAGTAGTACTGGCTCATGATAAAGTCCAGACGGACTTCGTGGTACTGGAGGGCAATTATTGGCAGGTACAGGCCTGGGTTACGGTTAAAGAAGAACACAAGCGGCAGGTAAACCTTCGAGGGGCTCGTCGTGCCCACGTTGTTCACGACGGACGACGAAGTCAGGCGGCCGTAGTCCATCTTCTTCGTGTCGTCCAGGAACACCTCCGCGTACAGACGGAACCACGTCTGTTGGTGACGATCGATCAGCTGACCACCGATGAAGAGTTCGATGCGCTCGATGGCACGCTCAGCCACCCAGTTCATGTCGAAGTTGGAGTTGGTCGACGTCAGGTCTGCAGCAGACGACTGAGTCGGCTGGGCTACCATGAACATGTCACCGACGAGATCTCCCGAACGGCTCAGGGTCACTGAGAAGACTCCACCGTTGCCACCCGATCCGTTCACGGTTTGCTGGACGCATTCCATAGCGAAATTGGTGTGACGCTTGTAGGTCGACTGGAAGAAGGTCACCTTGGGCTGACCAGTCAGATACACATCCTGAGCGCCATACGCCACGAGTTGCATGAGTCCGCCACCAGGCATTTTAATATAGGTCACGAAAAAGTTCCAGCGCGAAAAACCCAAGGTCTTAATTTCTGTTGGAATATTACAATGTCCCGTGCCAAGATTGAGGAAGACGAAGAGGAGATGGAGATAGATGAGGACGAGATGGACGACATGGACGAGGGTATGGATATGTTCGAGGCCCTCGGGTCCCTGCTCGCCACCGAGGATGGCGAGACGATCGCGACGACCCTGGTCGGGCTGAAAGACGCGACCGAGAGAATCGCCCAGTGCATGGAGATGCAGAACAAAATTCTGGTCAAAATTCTGACGACCATGTCGGCGGTCAAGCCATGTGCGTGCCCACCGACGCCCACGCCCGCTTAAAAAAGTCGCAGCCAGTTGTATCAATGGCAACCAAAGGCACCACAAACAAAAAGGCGGCTGAGGGCAGCGCCTACCAGAAGGAAATCAACTCGTGGACGCCTGCGGATCTGGACGCCAAGCTTGTGGATTGCGAACGTAATCTCCATCTGGAACTCCAGAACGGAGACAAGCGACAAGAAATTTTCAAACTACTCTCGGCCAAGTGGCTCCCGGCAACACCCAACCGGGATCCTAACGGCCTCCCCGTGGATATCGACAAGGAGGACCTCGACCGTCTGCTTGTGAACAAGCGCCGAATTATCGATATCTGTGGTTACATGCTTGCCCGGGCTGACTTGCTTGAGATTAGCAAGACTGAGACCCAGGACATCAATGGGAACAAGATGACCTTTGAGCGCCGCATCAAGCGCTTCAAGGAGTGCTACAAAGCCATCGTCAATAAGTTTATTGAAAATGATACCGAATTCAAGATGTTTAACAAGCCCATGGTTGAGAATCCGGACGTCGACATGGACATCGAGAAGGACGCCACCTCGTACCAGAAGCTTCTCATTTTCCTTTTGAAACAGGCTTACCGTAACGGATACCGTCGTTACCGTGATCAGTGTTGTAAGGAAATCCGCAATACTCGCGCATGGAAGCCGGTCAAGGAGATCAAGGACTTTGTCTACGACGAGACCCAGAAGGAGGACAACGCCGAGATGTGGCTGAACCTCACGAACCGCGGCAACATGGCCCATGACGTGATTCGGCACTTGACGAACTGCAAGGATATTCAGTTTTCTGAAATCAAAAAGGATCGTCACGTCTGGTCCTTCCATAACGGCCTGCTGGACGCCCGCCCACTCGAGATGATCAAGGATGCCTCTGGGCGCCGCCAGACGAAGTTTTACAAGTACGACACTGAAGAGTTTGCGGAGCTCGATCCGACGCTCGTGTCCTGCAAGTACT